TGAACGTCCTTTCGTTTCATAACATCAGAACGCATTTTCGCTCGGTTGGACATCGCTTGTTTTTCTAAAGAGGTATCGGCTCTTAAATTAGCCAGATCTTCATTTTGTTCCATCTTCTCTTCTTGAATATTTTGATTCATCATCGCCTTCATACGATCAAGGGCGATTCGTTTTTCATCTTCTTGCATTTTTCTTTGATTGTCTTGCGCTTTAAGATCGAGTTCTCTCGCTCTTAATTTAGCAATTGGATCATGATCAAATTGAGAAGTAATTTTCTTTTCTTCAGCTAGGAATTCTTCCATCATCTCTGCAATCAATTGAGCCTTACGTGCTTCAATCTGTAGCTGGAGATTCTGAGCTTCTGCTTGAATTCTTGGGTCGGGTTGTTGTTGAGGATTCTGGGTCATCATTTGTTGAATCTGTTGAACCTTTTGAATTTTGTCTTTAAATTCCATTTCCACTTGTTCTTGAGACATCATCGAAATATGTTCGAAAACATTTTTTTCTAAAGACGCAATCACCATGGGATTATTTCGTGCCATGTTGGTTGCCATAAATGCCATATGCGCAGTGATATGAGCTCTGTGATCCTGGCCACTAAAGGCTTGGAAAGGTTTTCCACCAATCGCATCAATATGTTCAATCGCCGGATTCTTTGGAGCCGGTGGCGGAGGAGGTGGAAGAATCTGATCGATGTTCTTCACCCCAATCGCTGTGTACATATCACGATAAGCTTCATAAAGATTATGAATCTGTGGATTTGATTGAGCGAGTTGTAATTCTGTTTGTGCTGTTGCAATTCTTTGAGTCTGAGAAAAGATGTTAGGATCGGCAACTGGCATAATATCTATCTTGTCATCAAAGTCAGCTTGTTTAATTTCTTTTTGATCTCCTATTACATCATACGGATATACGGGAGGTAAGTATGTCGCTAGGACATTCGCTAATAAAGAAAACTCTTGTTTCAAAGATGCATAGATTCTTTTATGAATCGCACTCATCACTCGTGAGCCTCTTTCTAATAAAGCTACCGTTGTTCCTACCGCTGCTTGTTGATTACCATCTCCTACTTGCATATCAGCAATCGAGGCAAATCGTTGTCCCGCTTGAACCACAATGTTCATCAGTTGTAATAACGTTTGAGACGGTTCTTTATAAGGCAGTGGCATAAACGCATCTTTAATATTACCGCCGGGAGCGTCGACATCGCGCCACTCCCCAGGCTGTAACGAGACAGCATCGTTTTGTACACGAATACCTCTCTGTTTAAACCCGGCAGGTAAGTTGGAGAGCGTACCCGCATCTAATAACTGACGAAGAGCAGACGTTGCCGTTCTACTCAATCCACCAATCATATGAATGAGTCCAAAGCCATAGAATCCAAGACCTGGCAGAAATCGAAAATGCACAAAGTATTGAATTTTGTTTTTCAATGGGTCATCGAGTTTAAAATTTCTTCGAATCGCTAAAACTTTTCGCGTAGAATTTTCTATGGTAACAATGTAAGGAATTTTAATGCCTGTGGGTTCTCCATCTTCTCCGGCATCTTCAAAACCTTCTAGATCTAAATCAACATGACATTCAATTAATGTAAAAATCTTTTCATTCCAACCTTTACTAGTACCTTCGAGTTCTCTTTCTTTTCTCTTCAATTCACTTTCTTCATTAGTGGGAACTTGTAGATCAATATTTCGATAGAACCCTGAGACTTGTTGTTTTTTTAAATCATTCTCTGAAGTTTTAATAACATGACAAATGGCTTCCGCATCCTCTAATGAGGTAGCAGAATACGGAACCACCAAGTCATCGGCTTGAACAAACTTCGATACGGCTCGTCCAAGTAAATCGTCATAGTATACCTTCTTGAAAGTTGAGCCTGCAAGGGGTAAATAAAATAACATCTGATCAAACTCGGAGTCGTACTCTTTCATGACATTACAAATCTGGTAGTTCATAAAGTCTTTGACTCTGACTGCTTGATCTTGTTTGGGTCGTGTTATCTTTCCTAAAATCTGTGCGCGTACCGGTCCTCCGGCAGGCAGTAATTCTTTATAGGCTTGCGCTTGAAACTGGGTTACCGCTTCGGCTAAAACAGGATGGGTTGCTCCTGCTGCGCCTTGAAACGGTTGTGTTCGGTCTTTGTATTGAAATCCTAAAAGGTCTAAACCCTTCGTGTAGGAATCCGCCCACTGTCTTCTGGATCTACGATACTCATCGTAATTGTTCCAGAGTTCTGATCCTAAGGGATCTAAAATATTGTCTGGGAGAAGGTCGGCTAAATTAGCGTAATGATCTTGACCACCCTCTTGATTAACGCCACCCTGGTCAAACGTAATATCTGCAGAGCCATCTTCATTCTTCATCACCTCGGGTTGCGGGGACGCTTGAGACTCAGCATCGATTTGCATTTGCTGTTGTGGTGTGATGTTTAAATCCTGCTTTACATTCAGTAAAGACTTATCTATTTCTGCCATTTTTTTTCTCCAAGTTTCTAGGTTTATCTTGTTTTGATTCTTTTATCAAGGCTCTAGGATCAGGGCCTTTGACAGGAGGAATCTGGCTCCATTTCACGTGCTTCATATTTTTGGTTAAAGTTGGGTTCATTGGTCCTTATCCGCTAGTAGTTTTTTCCAATCGGGTTCTTTATCTTTAGGGAAATAAGGATCATAACCTTGACCTTCTGCCTCTTCATCATCTTGGCCAACAATCGACTGAACTTCGGGAACGTAATGTTTCAAAGTAGTCTCCACTCCACGCTGTAAGGTTATCTTAGACATGGCACAGCCCGAACAACTTCCTGAGAGTTTTAGAGTAGCCACGCCAGTGTCCAGGGCAAAGTCAATAAAACCAATACTACCATTGTGTGCCGCAACGGACGGGGCAACCTTCTCTTCCAGAACAGTCTTAATATCCTTAACGATCTCATCTAGATTCCTCATTTCATTAAACTCGCTATTCCACCTGTGGCATAGTCCATGCCTTCTGCATCTTTACGTCTTTTTTCCTTAATAACATCTTCCATCAAAACACTTGCTCCTGCAGACATAGGATCATCATAACCAGATTGTTCTTCGATTATTCCTGTTAATCCTTGTTTATCTATTCTCTTTTGTAAAGCCTTAGCAGCATCTGAAACTAAAAGAGGTCCAGCGACTGTTGCAGCCGCTCCTGAAATAATCGGAAGTGCTTTCATTGGAATACCGGCTCTTAATAACATCTCAATTGCAATTTTAGATTTAGCCGCAGCATTAGGAGCTTTTTTAAAAGCTTCAAGGGTTCCTGTAAGTCCAAATCGTTTCGTCATTGCATTCCAAAACGCAGGAGTGATCCATTCTAATCCAGACGTCACGTCGGGTTTACCATGCGCAGCTATACTGATAGCTGGTGTTAATAAGGGAGCAATAATTTTATCTAAAGGTTTTAGTACAGTTTTTTTTGCTAGCTCCCATGCTTGTTTTGGATGAGTAACGGCAGTTCCTAAAGCAATAGCACCCGCTCCTTTAGCAACGTCTCCAGTGACGCTAGCTTCTTGTGTCTTGTCGCCAGGCTCTAGCTCTTCAGCTGCTAGTGCACTCGGGAGTAAAGCAGCGGTAGTCAAAGCTAATCCAAATTTACCATAAGGTTTTTTAAATATAGCTTTAATTACAGGGTTATTTAAATTCTTTTTAGCAAAAGAAATTATTTTTTCTCTTGAAGATAAATACGGTTTTATTTTATTATATTCTTTAGCTAAAGTCTCATAACGATTTACATAATCAGTCGAAAGCTCTTTCACCGGTTTATACTTTTTCAGGGTACTATAAATTTTATTATCTGGATTATTTTTATAATTTTTTAATAGGGTATTTGTAAATTTAGCATTTCCAAACGATTGGAGTTTTTGATAAGTTTCCGGACCTAATGCTCTTGTTCCCTGCTCAATATTTTTCGCAAATAAAACCGGAGTAGCCTTTTTATTAAGATCAAATTTTAAATAACCTATCTCATATCCCCCCGTTGCTTTTTTAACTATACTTCTAATGTTGTCACGTTTCTTGTTATAAAGTGCCAAGTCTTTAGAAGTACCGTTTGAGCCTATAAATTCATCAATGACTCCTTTCATTAAACGATCATATCTTAATTTAAATTGATTAAGTTCGGGAGAAGTTCTCGACCCCGTCACTTCTAATTGTGCTCTCAGGTCCTTATCCTTGATATAAGAAATTAAATTTCGTGGAAGGTGGTGTTCAAAATTAGTTCCTCCTGGAAAAAATTCACTTACTGCTTTTCGAGAACGCATAATTTTATCCACTTCAGATTTTTTAACACCACTCTTAAGCAAATCCTCTTCAGTTGTAGAGATAGCAGCTTTTAAATTTTTAACAGTCTTGATTAAATCTTTCTCAATCGTCAAACCCGTTCTAACCGCACCGGCTTTAGGCTCAATAATACTTTTTAAAGCCTTAATTGCAGCCGATGTTTTAGTAACACTCCACCCTGTTTGTCTTTTTATAGCCGCAGTCGTTAGTGCAGGATCTGATTTTAACATTTTTAAAACTGTCTCAGCATCCGCCGTTACCTGTGCCTTAAAAGGAGGCTTGCCCACTCCCCTAATCGGAAATTTAACTAATCCTTTTTCTTCAAGATTAATTAAAGATTGAATAGAAACATTATGATTTTTAATAATTTCTGATTTGGTTAAAGTTTTAGCGTCCTTTTTAATAGCTTCTATTTTTTTAGGATCCAGAGCCACAGCCACAAATTGATTAATACCTCGAATATCGGGTTTATTTTTTAATTCTGTTTTAGTAAACTTAGGAACCTTATTAACCGCTTCCGTTTTTAACTTCGTTAAAACACTATCTATTGTACTAGCAGAAATTCCTATTTTATTAGGATACCTCTCAATTAAATTTTTAGAAATAGTAAGAGCCGAATTTCCTTTAAGATAAGAATTTTTAATCTCTTGCAATAACTCAGAAGAAATATCCCTACCAATTCCAACTCTAGAAGTCGTCTCTTGCTCAATTTTTTTAATAAATTTTCTAGCCTCTTCGAGTGTATCAAAAGAATTCCGTATCCCTTTTTTATCAACAAAATATTTACCGGTAGTAGTGTATTCTCTAATGTTAGGTTCAACATAAACTCGTTTGCCCTCGTCAAACCCAATCCTTCCTCCCGCTGCATTCGGTCTTCTTCTCATCTCCTCGGTGATAACAAAGTCTTCTAGAATTTTAGTGAAACCTACAGAATCATCGTTTTGATCCCTCCAATCGCCTTCTTCCCAATTGTATGTAGGCTTCTCAGCATAAGATTTTATAGGACTTAAGGTTTTGGCGCGAGTAGGAATTTCATTGAGTCCAAAGCGTTCGCCCACGGTGATCGGGCCCGTTCTGTTATACCAAGGAATGTAAGCCATTAACGACTCCTAAAAAGGTTAGACACGCCGCCGGTTGCATAGCCTGGGATCAAGCCGCCTTCAGCGCTTGGTTTTCGTTTAAAGGATGCTTTAAAGGTATTAATAATCTCATCAGGGCTCATTCCTTTCTTCCCCATTTCCAAAGCTTCTCTCATTGTTTGTTTCACTTCTGCAATTCTTTGAGGGTTTGTATCGGTTAAAATGTTTTCTATCATTTCATCTGAAATTCCTGGAAATTCAAG